AGTGTGGGAGAAAGCTCGTCCAAAGTCTTTAGGTAAACCAAAGAAGTTGACACCAGCACAAAAAGCTAAAGCAAAAGCCGCAGCTAAAAAAGCCGGCAGACCATACCCTAATTTAATTGACAACATGAGAGCAGCAAAAGGCAAATAATGAAAAAAAGAATAGCACCACCTACACCACCACCAGCACCACCACCACCTACTCCAGCACCACCTTCATCTACTCCACCTTCACCACCAAAGTCTAAGAAGCAGGCACTAAAACCTAAAAAGTACGACGTACCGTCACCAAAATCTTCAAAGTTTAGAACGCCAGTTATTGTTCCTGGAAAAAAATTTAAAGGTAAAGTATGAAAAAGAAAACCGCAGCACAAAAGAAAATATCTAAAGTAATGCGTGAATATAAAGCTGGCACTCTGCACTCTGGTAAAGACCCAAAAGGTCCAAAGAAAGCTCCAGTTGTCAAGTCGCGCAAGCAAGCAATTGCTATTGCATTATCTGAAGCCGGTAAGGCGAAGAAAAAGTAATGGCTAAAACTCCAGCTTGGCAGCGTAAAGAAGGAAAGAATCCTTCAGGTGGTTTGAACGCTAAAGGTCGCGCATCTGCAAAAGCACAAGGCATGAATCTAAAGCCACCAGTATCTGCTAAGCAAGCTAAAAAGTCACCAAAGGCTGCAGCAAGAAGAAAGTCTTTCTGTGCAAGAATGGGCGGAATGCCTGGTCCAATGAAGGACTCTAAAGGAAGACCAACACGTAAAGCGTTGGCATTAAAGAAATGGGACTGCTAATGAAAGAAAAAGATTCACCATTAGGCCAAGCATTTGAAATTGCTATTAAGTTTGGTGGCGGCAACGGAGAAGAAGAAAACGAAAAAGAAGAAGGCGAAGAAGAAGAGTTACCAGAGGGTGTAACTAATCCTATTATAAAACTTGCACCAGCAGAAGCTAAGTATGTTGAGTCAATGTTTGAAATTGTTGATGAGTATGGCAAGTTAGCCGACAATGATGACAATGGAATCTGGGTTGGTTATGTTGCTGCAAAAAATAATGCACAGGCATCTATCGGTGTTAAGTGTTCTAACTGCGCTTTCTGGTGTCCTGAAATGAAAGGCTGTCACATTATCGTACAGCAAGCAGAACCAAACGGTTATTGCAGATTAGCAGCCATAGGCGAAGGACTTGTTAAAGGAAAGAGAAAATAAATGGCTAGAGAGTCTAATGCTAACAAGCTAGCAACTTATAGAAAAAATATTGATTATGCTAAAACATGGCGTGCAAATGAAAACTATGACCAGCTTTGGCAGCGTTTAATTAACTTATACCGTGGTCGTCAGTATCGTGGTCAAGCTGTTGGTGACAGATTGCTTGTTAATATTTCTTTCTCAACAATTAATACTTTAGCACCAGCTGTTTCTATTGGTCGTCCAAAGATTAATGTTAATCCACGTAGACCAGAAGATGGCGAAAAAGCAATTCTTACTGAATCAATTATTAACTATTGGTGGCAGCATTACAACTGTCAGCCAGAGTTCCAAAGAGCAGTAAAAGATTATTTAATTATTGGTCATGGTTGGGTTAAAACTGGTTATCGTTTTATTGAAGAAGCAAAACTTGATGAAGTTGAATATTCAGCTGATGAATTAGTTGATGGCCAGCCAGCAGATGATGTTGAGTCTCAGCTAATCATTAGAGAAGACAGACCATTCTTAGAGCGTGTTGACCCATTCGAGATGTTTGTTGACCCAGATGCAATGAACATGGATGACGCACGTTGGATTGCACAACGCACACGTCGTCCATTAAAAGATGCAAAGAATGATAAGCGCTATGATGCCGCCGCAAGAAAAGACCTAAGCCCATCATCTTATCAAAAATATGCAAACATGGACAGAGGATATAGAACAGATGCTGGTGCAAATCCAGATGAAGCTTACTGCGATATCTACGAATACTACAATATTGATACCGGTGAGATGAGCGTATTCTCAGATTCAGGTGGAGACAAGTTCTTAATTAAACCAATCAAGATGCCATATGCATTTGGTCATCCATTCTACATGCTACGCAACTATGAGATTCCTGGATTCTTTTACCCAATGGGCGAACTTGAAGCCATTGAGCCACTACAGTACGAATTAAACGAAACTCGTACACAGATGATGTTGCACAGAAAGCGTTACAGCCGTAAGTGGTTGTTCCAGGAATCAGCATTTGATGATGACGGTCGTCAAGCCTTAGCATCAGATGAAGATAACGTTATCGTTCCAGTTAAGTCTGGAGAGAATTTAAATAACGTTGTTGTCCCGATGCCGGCTTTAATTAACCCACCAGAGTTCTACAACCAGTCAGCTTTAATTCAAAATGACATTGACAGAGTTTCTGGCGTATCTGAATACCAACGTGGTGCAATTCCAGAGACCACAAGAACTGCCCGTGAAGCTGCAATCATTGCAGAAGCAGGCAATGCTAGAGTTGCTGAAAAGCTTGTCTCTATTGAAAATGGAATAGCAGCATGTGCCGCAAACTTAATTATGCTAGCCCAGCAGTTTATGACTGGTGAGCAGACTGTAAGAATTATTGGCACTGAATCTGCTCCTGTGTGGTTGACATTTGATAAAGATTATATTTCTGGTGAGTTTGACTTTGTTGTTGAAGCTGGTTCTACAGCCCCAAGAAATGAAGCTTTCCGTAGAGATATGGCTCTACAGATGGTCGCCGCAATGCAACCATTTGCACAAGCTGGTTTAGTAAACCTTGGAAGATTAGCCGAATATGTATTACAGCAAGGTTTCGGTGTTAAAGACCCAGGTTCATTTTTAACTCAGCAAGGTTTACAAGAAGCACCACTTCCTCCAGGAGCAGGCGGTATGCCACCAGGTATGCCACCTGAACTACCACCTGGTATGCCACAAGAATTACCACCTGGTATAATCGGTGCAGCAGGCGCTCCAATCCAAGGAGCAGGTTTACAGCCTGGAGCTGGTCCACTACCAGCTAGTTTAGAAAGTCTTCCACCTGAAATAATTCAAGCATTATTAGCAGGCGGACAGTAAAATAAAACAATGTAATACTTTTCTACTATAGTAGGATGGTATGCAAAAAATACCAAGGAATAACCAACGAAGGATAGGACTCCATCAATGACAGATAATAATGAAATTAATATTGCTAACCCTGAAGACGTAGTTGACCCCGCCGCAAACGGACAAGTTGACGAAACGACAGAGGTAGTAGCAGAAACTCCAGAACCAGAATTAGAATTATTTGACTATACAGAGGTTGGCGATAAATACGTCAAACTCCAAGTAGATGGTGAAATAGTTATGGTTCCAGTGAAGGAGGCTATAGCTGGGTATCAGCGTCAGGCGGATTATACCCGCAAGACACAAGAACTCAGTGAGCAAAGAAAGCAAGTACAGTATGCAATGTCTTTGCAGGATGCCCTGCAAAAAGACCCTGCAACAACCTTGCAGTTGTTACAACAGCAGTTTGGTATCTCCAATCCGACACCTCAACCAGAGGTAGAAGAAGAGTGGCTAGACCCAGCTGAAAAGCATCTCCGTAGTTTAGAACAGAGAATCGCAGCTTTCGAACAACAGAAAGCTATGGAAGACCTGACAAGAACTATAGATTCTTTGCAAAGCAAGTATGGTGATGACTTCAATGCTGATGAAGTAGTAGCTAAAGCACTAGCAACCGGTTCAACCGATTTAGAGGCAGTCTTTAAACAGATTACCTTTGATAAAGTTTATTCTAAAGCATCAGATGCTCAGAAGAAACTGATGGATGAGCAAGCTAGAGTTGAAGCAAAACGTTCAGCAGCAGTGGTGTCTGGTGGCTCTGCCAACAAGACTTCAGTCGCACCAAAACCTGCAAAACCAACGTCAGTCTTTGAAGCTTTTGAACAAGCTAAAAAGACACTCAACATCTAACACACAGGAGAAATTAACATGGCCGGTAATCCCGACTTTAATTCACTGTTATCAACTACGTTGCAGAACTACCAGCCAACACTGGTTGATAACATTTTCAAGGACCTCGTCCTTTTGAACCACCTCAATGAGCGCGGCAGAGTCCGTGTTGAAGAGGGCGGCACCCAAATCATAGAGCCATTGCTCTATGGCGTCAACGACACCGTTGCTACTTACAGTGGCTACGATGCAATTGACCTCACCCCACAGGAAGGCATCTCAGCTGCTGAGTACGACTGGAAGCAGATGGCTGCTTCTATCGCAATCAGCGGTATC